GCTAGGGCTTGTACCGCATCATTGAATACGCGCACTAAATCACTGGCAGTCCAAGTAATTGCACTTGGGTCTTTTAAAGTGACTTCACGAACGAGATCAATTAATGCGGCACAAGTTGCCATGGGTATTCACCTTTGCTTATTTTGGCTTGGCTTCTGCAAGTGCGGCTAATTCCGCTGCGCGTGCTTCGGCAACTGCTTTTTCGTCGGCTTCTTTAATGCGTTTAGCTTCTGCCTTTTCCGCTTTGTCGCGTGCATCTGCTTCTTTTGCCAATGTCTTTGCTTGGCCAATCATCTTTGACGCAGATTGACGCAACAATGCTTGGCAAGTATCGGCTTCATTAACTTTTTTAATGCCTAAAGCGGTTTTCATGCACGCAATAATGCCTGCTTTTTGCTTCGGGTGAACCTGCATGACTTTTACGGCAAAACGATGAAGGTCATCTTCATTCATTTTTTCAGCATCCCATGCCGTTAAGTTATCGAATTCATTTTCAAGGCCGCCGACTTCTTTCGAGTCGCTATTGCTACTGTCGTCTTGTTCTTCAATCACCACGCCCTCAGTGTATTCGGCGTATGCTTCGGGAACTGCAAGCAAGGCATTGATATGTGCAGGGATAAGAACATCGCAAATATGCGGATTGTTTAAATCTTCACGGTGTAATTTTGGGTCAATTGGCTTGAATTCATATTCAACGTAACCAGGTTTGCCTTTATGACCAAAAGGGACAACAGTATTTTTAGGGCGTGTTTGGTTTTTGCAGCGGATTTTCATAGTCGATAATCTCTAAGGATTAAAACGGCGCACGGTTGTTATGCCGTTTAGGTTACTCAACGTCCTTGTTGAGTGGTTATGACAGGCAATTAATCGCCTGCGTTTTTCATCGCGTAACGCACTACCAAGTCAATGCGTAATGACGTAGTAATCGACGCACCACCAGCATCGGTAGCAGTCAACTGCACGCCAATCGCGCTATCGTTTGTTTCGTCAACTGCAAGACGCGCACCTGCGGACGTGTTGGCACGCAAGGCAGCGGTAGCAGAAGCAACAGACGAGGACGAGATGAAAGCAGTTTCAACTGTTGGCGTAGTAGTTTGAGTAGCCCATGCCGTAGCACGATCTTCCAAAATACCAGCAACAGCATTAACACCTGTGCCCATCGCATCGCTGACCAAGCGCATATCGGTGATACGCATACCTGGGGGTAGTCGGCCAAGATAATACGTTAAGGTATTATTCTGAGCTAACGTGATAGTTGCTGTAGGCGTATAGGACAATACGACTTCATTAACATCACCTGCCGCGCCAAACGAATCGGGGACAATTTCATCTTCTGCGTAACGGGCGTGACTAACGGTTTTACTAGCCATGATAAATTTACTCCAAGAGCTTTTTGTTAATAAGCTAGGCCATTGCTGGCCTAGCCCATGCCTGTTACGCGATTAAGCGTCAACAGCGGCGGTGTCAAAGTGAATAGAACCAACATCCTTACTATTGAACTTCGGACGCTTAATACCAAGCATCATGTCCGCTGTCACAATCGCACGGCTATTATCCAAATCGCCAAAGGTTTCAACCCAACTGTAGCGGTCTTTACCTACGCCTGAGCCAGCGAATGCAGCAATCAAGGATTGAGCACCCATGACAGAAGCGCGTGCTGTCTCGACGTTACCGCCTGCACCCGCATTGTTGAAGCGAACTACTTTTTTGTGGACGTGTAAGGCCATGTTGTTGACCATACCTAAGCCACCTTTGAATAGCTCGGATTCTTTACCAACGGACGTGGTTAATGCCTTCTCCATTTCCCACCATGAGTTACTGCCAACTTGTTGACGTAAATCGTATTGCTGGTTGGTGTGCATCAAGAAAACGTAGTAATCCTTACCGCCTTGCTTGATAGGACGCACAGGAGGAACGCCAGTTTGACCGCCACCCAATGTTGCGGTGATTGCTGCTGCACGCTCAATAACCTGCAAGGTCATTTTGTCGGCAGAAGTCAAACCTGCGGCACTGGTGATGGCATTGGTTGTGTAGAACTGGTGGGACGAATCAGGAGCAACAAAGCCTTGTGTATCCTGAATACCAGTGTAACCAGTAGAGAGAATACAGGCCGTGTTTACACCGCGAGCACCAGCCAAGTAGAAGAAGAAATTTTCGTCTAAGTAGTCGGCACACCATTGGGTAACAAGCTCTTTAGCGTCTTTACGCATATTCTGCACGGTACGCTGTGCGGACATTTTGCCGCCTGCGTCTGTCGGGCAACGTACACGATTGATGATGACGTTATCAGTGTAGTAGCTTAAACGCTTCTGATTGCCTTCGAGCCAATCATCACCGTAAACACCATCACCAATCAGGTTCATACGCAAGGTAACTTGCACAGTATCACCAGCGGACTTTTTCAAGTCGTCGGTAATTTGCACGGGGGATTGAGCCATCGCCGTTTCGTTTGCCATAAACGCCGTATGCCAATAAGACATAGCGGGCATTTCTTCAAACAACATCGTCGAGAATCGTTTTACTGCAAGAGGACTGCCAAAGGGAATATTGGTGGCACTCATAATTTACACCTCAGTGTTTGTTAATGAATGGCACTTATGCGCCCTGCTTTCGTCGGCATTTTCTTTTTTCACGATAGCTACATGAGCGTCTGTCTCAAACATCAATCTAACATGACGCTTGGGATTAGCAATGACAGTTACCGTATGTCCATCTATCTGTAGCGTATCACCGACTTTAGCGTTGAGATAGATTTTCCGCATTAAGCTAGTCCTAAATAAGCATCACGTTCTTGTTTGCTCATATTACGATAGGCTTTGTTTCGCGTGTCCCGTGGTGCGCGATCAATGCGCTCTAACGGGTCTTTGCCGCTTGTATCATTATCGACGGCCTTTTCAACTCCGCCAAGCGTGATAGGTGGTTCAGGCTTATGTTTTGGCTTAACCTGGACACCTTCTTTTTTCACAATAGGCTTGTTGGATGAATCAGGAATAGCAGGATAAAGAACCTTTGCCGCTGCTCGCGCCTGTGCCAAAACTTCGTTATTGCTTAATGTGATGCCTTTTGCCACTGCCCGCTTATGAATAACGCCAACCATTTCGGCAATTGTTTTTTCAGCTTCGGGGTCTTTAGCAAAAATAGCGTTTTCAGGTAATGCTAAAAAGTTAGCGGTATCATCAACCCATTCTTTTTGCAGTTTGGCAATTACTTGTTCTTGCTGCTGTTCGGCTGCTTCAACCTGTTTGCTAAGGTCTGCTACCTTCGCTTCGTTTTCGGCTTTAATTGCTGCGGCTTTATCAACGGTGGCGGTTAGCTTGACGATTTCAGCTTCCAGCTTAACTTTTTCAAGGTTGTACTTACCATCACCAATAAGACCATCATCGAGGGCTTCTGCTAATTCTTCCAGCGCGGTCATTTTAGCAGTTAAATCATCGCTGGCTTCATCAACCTTTGCCGCTGCATCTTCTAATGCAGCATTAACCAAAATCAACTCGTCGCTTAATGCCTCAAGGTTTTGTAATTTGCTGTCGTCGCCTGGCGCATCTTCAACAGTTTTAGCGGCTTCTGCTGCTAACTGTTCTTCTGTTTTTTCGTCGTCGGCTTCGTCATCTTCGCCTTCAATGTGTTCATCTTCGCCTTCAAGAAACACATTGCCAGCAATATCTTCTGCTACTGTCGATACTTCGTCATCGCTGGCTTCAATGACTGGTATCTCTTTTTCTTCCTCTGACAGACTGTCTAGCCATGCCTGTTCTTCAGGTGTTGGAGGAGTATCTAAGGATTCTATATTCACGCCCATGTTTTAAGCCTCAACAGGTGGAGCAAGCGGCTGCTGTCCCGCCGTGGGTTCGGGCAGGTTAGGTGTCGCTTGGTTCGGGTTTTGTGTAACGGAATTGACGCTAACAGGCTTTGCTGGTTCTTCGGCGGCAATGATGCCTGTTATGTTTTTAAGTAAGTCATCTGTGAGTATGCCCAATTGTGGTTGTTGTAGCAATAACCCGCTGGCTTCCATAGCTGTTTTTAGGGCAATTAGCTTCTGTTGAATGTCCTGATTCTCTTTTAAGCCTGTTGTCGCGGCCATATCTGCCACTTTTGACTCAATCAAGGCAACATCGGCCTGCGCCTTGCGATTAGCTAAGTCGGCCTGTGCTTGCGCTTCCTGTGCCTGCGCTTGCTCGCGTGCTGCCTTGTCCTCTTTGGACTCGTTCGGATCAGGCAAGCCCGTCATTTGGTAAACTTGCTGCATAATCCGTTGATGATTTGGAATGTCTTGCAGATTAAGTGCCGCCACCATAAACGCTGCGGCAACTTGTGACTGGCCTGCTTGGGCAAACACTTGGGCAATTTTACTAAACTGTTCGGCCATCGCTGATTTTTGGCTAACGCGGTAGTTTTCCTCGTCCACCACAAAGTCACATTGCGAGGCGGTAATGTCGCCCTTCGCTGTACCATCGTTAATCTTGATAAAATCAGGATCACCAGTAGGGCCAAGCACACGGAACTGCATCGGCTCATCCATGAATTGCTCAATTACCGACAATAGCAACTCGCCTTCTAACTGGTGTGCCAAGCGATTATTGTCCATTAGTGGAGTAGTGATGATAGTACCTTGTTCGGATCGCGCATCAATTGCCACGCCTGATGTAGCGTTCGTTTGCATACCCAAGTTTTCACCCGTCACGCCGCTAATCTGCCGTATGTACGCGCTATTCTGTTCGGCCATACGCACATGGGACTCGGCTAAGACTGCCTGTTCTTCCAGCTTAATCTTGTTAATGCTGGTAACGCGCAATATGCCATTTGGTTTTGCCATCTGCTCGGCAAATTCGTCCATATCCTCCACACCACCATCTTCGACTATGGCTCGGCGCGTACTGAGTAATAGCTGTGCCTTGCTTCGGCGTTTGTTCAAGTCATCCTGAATATCACGGACACAACGAATAACGCCATACGTTTGACCTGTTGCTGCGTTAATGTAGGCAACACGACGAACAAAGGGAAAGCGGTTGTGTTTGTAAGGGCTTTTAGCGTCCGATAGCATGAATCCAGCGGTAAACACGGATAAACGTACCTGACGTTGGCGAACATTGGCTTTTGTAGCATAGCCATGTTGTAGCCATTGCTTATGCTGTTCGTCTTTCGGGTCATAAGTGAGGCCGTCAATCTGAGGGTGTTCGCTATGCAGCACATTAACGCGCGTATGTTTGCGATACCAAACCTCAATGAGACGGATAGCAGGTCTGCTACCAATCATCATTGCGGCATTGGCTGACATAAAGCCTTGCTCGCTTTCGTAACTGCTACCTGATCCTAGCCCTTCAAGCTCTGAGCGAACCTCTAATTCTAGGACCGTCCGTTCGCGTGCTAATGCCCGTAGCATGACCTCATGTTCAGGCCATAAGACCACTGCATCCTCAATATCAACAATGCGACTACGGATAACATAACGTGCATCGCTCATGTCCAAGCGTTTGCTAGAACTATCAAGCATGATGTTGCGCCAAGATTCTTGACGAAAAACGATTTGATTCTTACCAAAATCGTCGGCCTCGATGCAAACCTCTGTCCATCCTTCACCTGACTTTACACACTCGGCAAATGCCGCACTACGCTGCCACCCTGCACGGTTAATGTCCGATATGTACTTAATCAGCTTGTTCTTAATGTCGGCATGGTCTGCATCTTCTACGCCACGTCCGTAAACCTTCCAATCAGTACGCCCACGGATAGCACTACCCAAAATCCAATCCACTGCGCCCCTGGTTTCGTTAAAGACCAAAGGTGCTTGGCCTCGTTCTTCTAGTACCAGTTTGTCATCTTCTGACCATTGCTCGTTATCGTAGTATGCTTCGTCAATCGACGATTCGCGCATCTTGTAGCGGCGCAATGAAAGCTCACGATTAAAGCAACCCTCAAGCCAGTTTAAATGCTCTTGTTCTGCTACGGTTGTCGGATTGCTGGTATCAAGTACCGCAAGGTTGTTATCGCGCATCTAATACCACCTTGCCATCGGCAATGATTTGTAAGCCTGAACGGTCAAGCATATTGTGAATTTTCTTGGCTTCATCACTCATGCTTTCAGGCTTAGTGTGAAACACGTCTGTTAAATACTTAGAGATAACGTCTGCAATGTAGAAAACGTGCTCTTTGATCGCGCCATTTGGCCATAAGTCATAGCCAATACACTGCGCCAAGAATTCAATCGGCTGCATACGGTGCTCGCCAACCTTAAATCCTGTTGTGACGTTGAGCACGCTGGCAGAATTGAGACTAAACCCTGATAGATTTCCGCGCTTCCCGTGTTCATCGACGCGACCAAAAATCATGTGAGGGTAATCGTAGTGCAATGGTCGGCCTTGGTCGTCTTGGCATGGCATATTATGCACAAACATCTCTAGGCCATAGCGTAATGTTTGCTCGAAGCCTTGTTCGCCGAAAGTGACTTGGCCATTGGATTGATATTCGGGGATGATTAAGGGTGCTGTCAT